CCACGGCGGTCATTGCAGGAACCTCAGTTTGTAGAGAGTGGAATCGAACAACTGCTGCAATTCATCACAAAGATTTTGCAGCTCAGAGTCTGGGCCAATGCTAGCCCGCGAAGCTGTGAAGTAATCCGACAAGGCGCTGACGAACTCGATAGCGGGACCAGTGAAAGGCTCATAGCCGGAGGGGTAATCAGCCACGATGCCGTACTTGCCCTGGTATGCCTCGATCAGGTCATCGGTCAGCTCGGGCAACTCGCTGTAAAACGTGTTCAACGCCATGTGCTCGCTGAAGCTGCGAGATTGCAAATGCAGCATGTGCCCAGTTGTAGCCGCGTGCAGCAGCGTTGCAAAAACCTCAGCGGCTGTTGAATTGGCGGATTGATCGGGGGGGATCATGATTGTTTTTTGGGTTTTGGTGCCACAGGTGTTGGCGCAGGCTCAACAGGGGCGGTGCCATCGGGCGATGCAGGTTCAGGGGCCGCATCAGGAGTGGCTTGCTCTGTGCCTTTCGCGTCCACGGCACCGCTATCGGTGTCAAAGGTGAGGCCAAGCTCTTGCGCTTGCTCCACTTCAGCAGCGCGAGCAGTCAATAGCTCTTCAAGGTCACCGCCAGATTGAGCAACAACCTCTGCTTGGGTCATGAACCCACAGCGCACTGCTTCTTTGTAAGCCTGTACTTCTTTGAGCGGATCGACCCAGGCCCAGCCGCGAGGCATCCAGCGCGCAGCGTTGTAACGCTTCGCATCAAGGTCGTAGCCCGGCAGATTCAATTCACCGGAAAGCACGCCGAGATCCAGCCAGGCGTCAAAGACCACCTGATGAAGATTTTCGATCAGCCAGTCCTGGAGCACGCGGTAGTGATCACGATCTTCAAGCAGCGACAGCCGGCTGCTGCTGTAGTTGGTCTGGCTGAAATCACGGCTCACCGTTTCATATGAAACGCCGAGACCAGCCGCTACGGCACGCAGCATCTGCCGCATGAAAGGCTCGAACGTATCGGGCCGCTGAAGGCTGGGCACCGTGAACGATTCACCTGGCGCCAGGTATTTGATGGTGCCGGGCTCAAACGATGTGACGCGCTCGCCATCCTCAATCGCTTCTTCCACCAGCTGGCCCTCTGGTGAACTCACGAAACCCATCAGCGATGCGCCAGCGCGTGCCGCAATCACCTCGCTTTGCTCGTAGCCAGCAAGGTGATGGAGCCGGGTCAGCGCGGTAGCAAACCAGGGAATGCCCCGTGTTTGAAGCGGCCGATCGGCGCGGAACAGATGAATGACTTCTTCAGCCGGCACCCGGATCCGTTTCTGATACGGGTTGCCTTTTTGCCCGTACTGAAAATCACCGGGATGCTTTTGGAAGAAGTAGTAGGCCACTGGCCGCTGCCAGCGATCTACCTCAACGCCCATCCTGACTTCATTGCCGTTGTCGCCAACGCCGTTGTAGTTGTCGTCCAGCAGATCAGATTCGATGATCTCCAGCGCTAGGGGGATCTTCGAGCGCCCGAACGGTTGTTTAATCAAACGGAGGATCACCTCACCTGACTCAGCCACGCTGGTGATCGCCAGCCGCTCAATGTCGGAAAAGCACATCCGACCGGCTACATCGCAGCTGTCCTTGCGGCACCAATCGGCCCACGCCGCCTCGATCAGATCATTGACCTTGGTGTCCAGTTTGCCGCCGCGCTGCTTACGCACCTGCGACTGAAACTTGATGCCGGTGCCCACCACGTTGGTGGCTATGGCACGCAACGCTTGGCGGGCGTAATCGTTGTCACGAACAAGCTGGCGAACGCGGTTGCGCAGAATGCGCATACTGCCGCGCACCTCGGCATCCTGGCTGGTGCCCTGGCTGATCCAATCGCTAGTCAGCCGCGACAGCATCGCGCCTTCATACGACCGGCGCCGTGGTGTCACCGCCGGCACCTGGGGCTCAGCCTTGGCTTTCAAACCAAGGGCTTCACGAATCGAGAATCCAAATGGCATCAGTGGAACCGCACAAATAGGTTGCGGGGATTGCCAAGGCCGTTGGCCATGTCTGCCGCGATTTGCTCGCGGTAAACCCGTGCCTTCAGTCTGCCTTCTAATTCCATCAGGTCAGTCATTGACATCTTTCGCAGATGCCGATTGCCGATTGTGTATTCCTGCACGGCGCCGCCGCTGACCATGGAGCGGATCGCAGCTTGAACGGCCTCTAGGTCAATCGCGCTTTGCGTGCGGCCATCAAAGGCGCCAGGGGTGCCCGTATAGCTCAGCGCAGCTTTGACCGTGACTTGGCCGGCACCAGCGGTGATGCTGTCAGTGCCCTTGGTGGCGATTGCCTGAAAGTAGTAAGTCCCAGCCGCCAGCGTGGCGCTCACGGCCGCCGACAGGGTAAAAGCCCAGCCCGATCCATAAGCTGTGCCCACCACTGTCGTCCCCGCGCTTGCCGTGTTCGTGCGCAAGTAATACTTCAGCGTCCAGTCCGTGCTAGTAACTGCATTGCCGAGATAATCCGACGTGGCATCGTCACGCCACTGCACCGTGTCGCCGGCCTGGATTGTCGCGGGGATGTTCACGGCCTTACCAGTTGGCAACAAATGCCTTCTGATCCGATCTTAGCTGCGCCGGCTTTGCCTTCTCTAGCGGTTTCTCTAAGCGTTTTTCAAGCTGATCCCAGATCGTTCTGCGGTCGTACCGCTGGTACATCCGATTCAATGCCGCATAGGCGTAGACCAAGCAGTCCAATGCCTCATTCCTGGCGCTGGGCTTTTTGACCCATTCACGGATCGGGAAACCTTTTACAAATCTGACCGTTTGTTTTTCGGCCGTGAGCTGCTGAAAATATTCCTCACCCGTTTGAACGTGAAAATGAAGGTAGCCGGGGCCAACGTCGTTATGACGTAACCGACCAAACAGCGTGGTCTTGATCGTGTCAGACCCAACCGGGAAAACAGATGCACCGCGCTTAAGCACCCTGCCTTTGTAATCCAGATCAACTTTGCTCTGTTTACCGATCGGCGGCTTGCCGCGTTGTGACTGACCTTTAATTGCGATCACGTTTGCTGCTTGGCGTTCCCGTGCGTATTGGTAAACCTCGTTTGTGAAATGACCGCCGGAGTCGATCGCCACTACGTCAGGACGTAAGGCACGTCCCATCGCGTGCGGCCATTCGCGCAGCACGATTGCATCAAGCTGTTTCCAAATCGCAGGCTGAGACGGGTCGCCCAAGATTTCTTGATGATCCAATAGCCAGCCTTCTTCATCGCGGCCCCAAGCCCAAGCCGAAACGGCTAGACGGTTGTCTTGAACGTCAACTCCAATCGTGAGTGCAAATGCTTGCTCGGGTAGTTCAGCGGCCGCATAGTTTTCGCAGCGTGCCAGTAGCCCATCAGCACTGACCTTGCTTGCATAGTCTTCCTCCCACGTTTCGCCCAGCACGGTGTTGACCCAAGTCTTGAGGCGCGGAGCATCAGCTTTCGAGCGAAGGAAATCATCAACAACTTCCTGCCACGATTTCCACCCGAGTGGGCTGTAAAGGGATGAGAGGTGAAAACCTGCGGTTTTGCCGTCACCCGGCGCAGTTGCCCGCCATTCGCCAGCCGCTAGGAAACTGGTTTTGTAAGATTCATCAAACTGCTCGTGGCAGCTTTCGCATTCATATCGAGCGGTGCTGGGTTCGTTGTCATCCCATTTCATATTCGCCCATTGAAGCCATTGCATATGTCCGCAACACGGACAGGGAATGAAAAAACGGCGCTGATCGCTTAATAAGTATTCAGATTCAATCCGACTGATGTCTTTGACCGTTGGCGTCGAGGTCATAAAAACCTTCCGCCGACTGAACGTCGTGCTGCGGCGTTCGGCCAAGGTTACGGGGTCACCTTCGCCATCTACGTCCAAAGGAAATGCGTCCACCTCGTCTAGGAAGATGTAGCGACAGGGAGATGACCGCAGGCCAGTTGCGCTGTTTGCCCCGGTCAAGATCATGATCCCGCCGGGAAAATCTTTGCTGAACATCGTGTTGCCGCTATCCCGCGAACGCGCTGGGGCGATACGTTCGGATAACACAGGCGTTTCATTGATCAGCCCTTCAAGCCGTTGCTTAGAAAGGCGTTTGGCCATGTCTACGGTCGGCTGAACCATCATCATTGGGCCCGGCGCGTGATGAATGATGTAGCCAAGCCAGTTGCTGCCTGCCTCAGTCTTGCCGAGCTGCGCGCCAGCCATCAGCACTACCCGCTGAATGGGGTTGCTACTGCTGAGGCAATCCATCACCTCTTTCAGGTATGGGGTTCGATCAGTACGCCATGGCCCAGGTTCAGCGCTGGCTTTACCGGACAAAACACGGTAGGCATCGGCCCATTCGCTCACGGTCAATTCAGTCTCGAACTGAAGTGCCGCGATGCACTGCTGGATTAGCTCTTCAACTCCAGTCACTAGCACTCAGGCCTTCAAGTGCCCGGCCGATTTCTTTAGTGATGATGGCATGGATTTTTGCCTGGTCCGTTTCAGCTGCCAAAATTGACGCGACACGATCAGGGATTGTGCGCAGGTTATCGCGCACCGCCATGTGAAGTTTTGCTAGTTGCAGCTTCAGCTTGTTTTTTTCAATCAGTTCACCTTGCCGCTGCCTGAGGTCAAGCTCTAGGATCTTGGCGGCATACGCTTCGCGCATCGCGCGACTACGTGCGAAAGTCGGGATAGCCGAGTCATTCGACTGCTTGCCAACAGGTTGATCAATGCGAGGTGAGCCACCTGGTCCGCCACGATCAGGCGCCTTAGTGGCGGCAATTTGCCGTTCCAATTCGTCGGGGTCCACGACATCCCATATGCGGTTATTTTTTTTCAACGCCCTTTCATCAAACCGTTTATCACCGGCCCATTTACTTAACTGCGTGTACTCATACCCGCGTTCGCCTGCAAATGCGCGGAGATTCATACGTCAAGACCAAGACGCTTGTTGTAGCAATCAAGCCAATTACTAACAAGCCGGTGCAAGTCATAACGCTGCTGCGGTTCAAACCAGATCCCGTATAGGGTCAAAATCATTCTTGCTAGTTCTTCAGTGCCTGGGGTCCATGGGGGGGCGTTTTTCATCGCGCACGCTCCCGTGCTTGCAGCAGCTTACGGCTTACTTGTTCTACGGTGCGCTTAGCGGTTCCGCGTGCACGCTTTGGCCCACCGTCCCTTTCGTACCGTTCTGCTGTGATCTGACGCGCCAAGTTCACGGCGACATCACGGCCGGGGGATTCAGGGATGCCGGCATCAGCAAGGATTTTGGTCCAGTTCATTTTGGTTTCTGCGGGTCAACAAGCAGCAGCCTCATCCCGTAATTATTAACCTCAGCAGACGTTTCTAGGTCAGTGCGTTTCAGCAATTTATTGTTCTTAAACGGTTTGTAATTCACCGAGTGTTGCCAGCGGTTCCATTTCCACGTCACTTTCACTACGTCGGGATGCTGTCGCTGTAAACTGCGCGCCATTTCAAGGCGGCCATCAAATTTTTCGTTTTGCTTGTACAGCAGATCTGTGTTGCCACCCTTCATCGTCATCGTGGTTTGCTTCATCGCCAAAAAAGCGTTGAACAAGATGGTGCAGTAGCCATCTTTAAGAAACCGCAGGCTGAGGTCCGTATCCTCGTTGTAGCGTCCGCGCCAGCGGTGCGGCACATCGTTTCTCAACAAGATGCAGCTATAGACGCGGGTGTTGAAATAGCACGGTGGGATGTCGCCAGCCTTCCGTGTCGCAAACATGAAATAGTTCATGCCGCTCATCGGCACGTTCGTGTAGCGGTCCGTAAAATCCTCGGCTGCCGCAAACGTCCCACCGTTTGTGACCTTAACTTTCAGGTTTCGGTTGAAGCGGTAGAAGCCATCAATGTTGTCATCAAGGATCCAGTGCCGGGCGTGACCTTCTTTGATGCTGTGCTCCCATACCCAGTTGCGTGCCGGGATCGAGCCTTGCCCGAGATTGGAAAACGGCAGCACCAGGATTTTGACCGGGTCGATCACCGCCGCATAGGCGTCAAACTCCTGCGGTTCAATCACGATCCGATAGGGCACCTGCATCGCTTCTAGCGACTTGCTGGTGAGCCGTGATTCCCAGCGGCCCTTGGAGATGATGTAAATCGGGTAACGCGGCAGCACCTTAGCCATAACGCTTGTCAGCAATGCGGCCGATCTCATCCGGTGGGAACCAGATAGACCTGGTTTTGTCCGTGAGGTTTTGGTCGATCAACCGCGCAAATGCTTGCACATCTTCTTCGGTTTTGAAATGAACGATCAACCGCCGGTAGCTGGTCTGATCCTCGTGTTCATACTCCGGCATGCCGGTCCATTCGTCATTGGCATCTTGAGAACCAAGGAGCGTCTCATCGAAATCCCCGAGCAGTTGACGCATTTGCTGTTCGTCAAAACCAACAAGCCCAACGTCAAACTCAAGATCACTGAGGGCCGATAGCTCGGTGGATAGCAGCTCGTAATCCCACCCTGCGTTGAGCGCCAGTTGGTTGTCCGCAAGGACATAGGCACGGCGCTGGCGTTCGCTGAAATGGTCGAGCACCACCACGGGAATTTGCTTCAGCCCTAGCTCACGCGCGGCAGCAAGACGGCCGTGACCCGCCACGATCCCATCGTTGCTGTCAACCAGGATCGGATTGGTGAAACCAAACTCCGCGATGGATGCAGCAATTTGCGCGACTTGTTTATCGCTATGTGTTCTTGCATTTCGTTCATAAGGCTTAAGACGTTCTATTGGCCAAAGCTCAATGTGCCTTGCCATCGAAATCGTGATGCCAGTCTTTTCAGCCATGCTTATTGAGAACGGTTTGCAGTAGGGCGGTTTTGCATTCTGACGCTAGCCGAAAGGCGCGCGCGCGAAAAACC